GTAATATACCACGTGATTGTTATACACGTGCAATACTTTGTCTGCGTCATTTTTAGTTTAATAAATGGACCCTTGATATAAAGTCAGGCCGGCTGTGTAAGCTAATATATATAGAGAGTAGTCATTAGTGTACATAACGTTGAACCGATGGCATAACTATTTAAGACAGTCCTTATCAAAATCTAACTTTGGTAAACCGTCGGGAACTCCTGCTTTGTCATAAATCTCTTCTAAAGTGGTACCGAATTGCATAGAGGCAAATAGAGCCCTACTTGCCTTATAAGTATTTAGCTGTAGCTCGAGCTGGATGTGGTGCTCACCGTCTACAATAGCATAACGTATATAAATGGCTTTGCCTGGTTAATATGAGATCTAATGTTACTTATCGAGGTTATCTCTCCTTTTTTGCTCAATGTACTATAATATTTCTTTTTAACCGAAATCCATCGGAAGTCTCAATATTGATCTCAAGACACCGACGCACCCGTCTGTATTATCTATAAACTCAGCGTCAGGGAAGGTGTACCCTTACATGGGAGGTATCATTTTTGATTTTAATTAAACTTCTTATAATAGGTCTGCAATAACGTCGTCATAACTGACCTGCGCTTCAGGATACATTTCCTTTTGTTCCCACATCCTCTTCCAAGCTTTCAAGTGCAAATCAGCCTTAGAGTAATAATGCTATTTCTCCATAATCGTGGTAATGTATTGATTTAACGTTTAATCTTTGGGTATATTCAATTTAGGCACACCGTTAGATTACGTCTTGACGTAACCCAATTGTTAGAGGGTATCGACCATTAGGTAATGTAATAATGACTTATTTTGATGGGACACTCTGAGCTTGTCTAATGTCCAACGATAACCCTTGGCGTGTGCTTAATAAGTTAAGAATGGCCACGATTTGTTTTCCAGGGCTTCGAGTAAGGGTAACACTGTCTTATTAAATTGTTCGTCTCTCCTCCATGCAGGTTAAGTAGTTGTGTCGTACCACATGGCGCCTTGAGCGGCGGCTGAATTACTGGCGTCATGACTAATCATGTGAACGAGTTAAAAGGCTTAGGTCGCTTAGTTAAGTTGTTATTGTTGTTCCGATCGCAGACTCAATCCCAGATTATACTAGTCACTAAAGTATTCGAATTTCAAGGACAACTTGTCTTACCATTTGTTTGTGGGCTTTGGTATAATGACCTTAGGTGGCGCGACGAATTTTTCCTCCTATCTCTCATGAAATGCGTCGATTTCCTTCTACGCTTCTTCCTCTGCTAAAGCTATGAGAGCCTGTTCAACCTCGGTGTATACCCTCTCTTAGTTCCTAATTACGTCTATATCCCACTCCTTAGCCTTGACTGAGATATTGAACCTCTTCTTTGGTTTTTCCTGTGGTGGTTCCACTACTTAATCTATCTAGACCAACGGTTATTTGTCATCATTCTTTTCTTGTTTAATGTCCTCGACTACGACTACTGGTCCTATTTTTAAAATGGGATGGACAAAGCTTTCCATGAAGGTGATGATGGTTGCCTTCAAATGTGATAGGAATTTATCTTCGGTGGTGCCAAAATCACTGTAGGTGATGTGGAGTTAAGTTTTTTCCTTAGGGTCGACTCTAGCATGACTATTTTATAATCTCAATAATGACATTTTGGTGGCTTCGTCGTTTTTATATGTTTCTGTTAAGACTTCGAGAATCTAGGATAGGGGTCCGTAATTGATTGGGGTGGGTATCTTTGGACCTACTGTGACCTTGCCTATAACTTTCTAAGCACTAGTTAACATAAAATGAGGGTAATAGTGATACAGGATTCTAATGATCTGGACGTGGATTATTTTCTCTGATAATGGCCTAGAGGTTTTCGTTCCCGGTTATTAAATATCGAAATAAGGTTAAGAGTCGTCATCCCTGCATTTCTAAAATTTCCTCTGAATAACCTTCCATAATCCATCTAACTGCTTCTTCTTCATCGCATTCGATGCCTGGGATCTAATTTGAGAAGCTGGAACATCCTCATTTTTACTCATAAGTTTGCCATCTTTTTACCATACTATCACATCATGCTTGGTGTCGTTGATCACGACTTTGGTTTCTATGTATTGAGGTCCTTTATATTTAGGAGCGAAGTTGCCCCCGAGAGTTGTATTGATATTCCTTTACATAGAAGCAAACTATTTAATAGAGTGTTAGGCAGCGTCGTGTTTCACTTTCTAGGCAGCGGCAGATTTCCTACCACGGAGGGGGATGTTATCCCTAATAACTGTCATTATGCTCTCCCAGCAGCCCTTCTTCTTAGGTTCAAATATTAATTCTGGTTCTGAGTCATCGCTCTCATCTTCTTAATCCTCCTTCCTTCCCTTAAGCGGTACGGTTGGACCCCCTTGCATGAATGGTATATATGAACATAACCATAACCATACGGCACTAAAAGTGGCTAGTATCCAGTTATAAATATTCGTAGGGGCCTAATACATATAATCTTTAAATTCAGTGTACATACCTGAGTAATCCCAAAATCTATCGGGATCGTATTTTGTAGCGATTTTCAAGAAACGGTAGTCTGTAACCCATTTTCCTTCTGATAAACTCTTGTAGCCGAGGGGCCAATAGGCCACGTATTCCTGGGCGATTCTCTTATAGAAATCCAATTAGGTGCCCCCGGTAATCATTTATAACGTAATTTTGGTCATAATTTCGGCTAGTCCTGGGACATCCAGAATAGTATAGTCTTTACAATACTAGAACCCTAATGTATCATTAAGGGCTTCCCGACATATGGCTGCTCTTGAATAGATATCAAAGAATAGTAAACTTGAATTGTCGGAAATAGCGTGACCCTTGAGGAGATGGGTCATCATTGAGAAGAATGGAGCTTCCGGTAGAGTTAACTCTAGATAACGTTGTACCATTACTTTAATTAACATGTTAGTGTCGTTGGTACTATTGAGTTTAAGCCCCTAATTTTAAGATAAAAACCCGTGATAGTAATCGCTAAAGTCAGAACCACTTTAGTTCACTAGATAATGGGTGTCATTGATTGGATTGTACTCGATGCCTCTGCAGAAGAAGTAACTGTCCTCGACTGTACAATTTAAAGTAGCGTTCAAATAACCGTAAGTCTAAAACATAGTAAAGTTTTGGAGTGTATCCGCCATGCCAGCGGCTGGGAAGGAGACTATACTGTTATTACGCTAAAGTAGCTCTAGGGCTTGAAGCCGCTAGCGCAAAAGAACCCTGAGCGGGTGAAAGCACGCAATATCGAAATATGCGGAAAAAATTGCAGCTGAAAGTGCAACTGCACACAAATTCATTA